CGTTACCGATAGTCCGTGTGAACGGTGTTATATGCACCTACTTCACGACGGCCGAGTACGTCGCATCTTTTTCCAAACGCCATATCGAATAGCTGGTCATCTCACGACAGATTTTGAGTTCACCAACGGCAAGTCGTATAAATGCCCCGAGGTGTATCGGATCACGTCGTCGGGATACATCACGAATTGGCGAACTAAAGAACTCGTCGAGGTGGAGACATGAGAATCGATGGTCGCAATTGTGATGAGCTATTACTTAGCTGGGATAATGTCATGATATCATTATCCGCAGATGGTTATAGTGGTTACGCAATACGGGTGAATGGTAAATGGCAACCCGGCAAATATAGCTTGAAGACAGAACAAGAAGATGCGGCTAGAGAGATAAACGAGGCACTAAATGACAAACCCAGTTGATCAATTTGCGGAAATGATCCAGAAGGAATTTCCCAACGTTCACCTCGACGAGGAAGAGATCAAGCGTTGGCGTAATTTCTGCGAAGGTAGAGGCCTGCTTCGCAAGGACTTCGCTGCGGCGAAGACACCACTGACCGAAGTAATCGACAAGGTGCATCCTGAACGTATCCATTGGTACGGTAGAGAGGTTTTGTTGCTCATGAAAAGCAACCCACAATGGTACATCGGAAAGTGGACTCGATCAAAGGGGCTTCGATGGCCAGTTCCAGAACCCTATGATACCTCTGAGTGGTCGGTGGACAGCACTCAGGGGGGCTTCGAGTGCACCGATGATGACCTGCTCGGCTGGGCTGAATTGCCGGCGATGCCCAAATGATTGAGAGGAAATATGAAAGTCTTCGAGACATGGTGGCCGAATTGGTCCCAACATATAAGGGCGGGGGATGGCGTAATTTCCATGCGACCTGGAAATGGGATAAGCGAGACGCCAACTTCATGTGGACCGTTAGTCGAAAGCGTTGCGCCAATCGCATTGCAAGTTACGTGGACGATGCGGAATTGGAACGTTCTCGAGAGTCCATTCGTTTTGGTGTTTCGAAGACCGGTCACGGTTATCGGGGACAACGAGGAGATTTCTGTTTGGTTGCAGGAGTCTTTGTCAAGTCGCACCTTACCCTATTCTATCGCCGCCTTGAATTACTCGGAGGACTTCACTTTGATCTGGCGGTCATTGATGCGGTCGAGGAAGTCAAAGGACCAATCAAGCGAGTTAGTATTATGGCTGTGGAGGCAAAGATTTTTGCCCTAAGAGGAAACAGTAACGAGAAGCTTTATGAAAAGCTCAGGAAGCGATACAGTATCACATGAAACTCAATGGCAATCCAAATTGCACGTTATGCAAGCTGCACGCGACTACGTCGAACGTGTGCATTCTTGGCGATGGTCCTCGGTCGGCGGAGGTAATGATCATTGGTGAAGCTCCCGGGAAAAACGAAGAAGCCACAGGAAGTTTATTTAGTGGCAAATCTGGTGAGTTGCTTGAGGAGCACCTGGTCAAGCATGGCTTCAACCGATCCGACATATTCATCTGTAACGCGGTATCGTGTCGTCCGCCTGATAATCGCACGCCTACGAAGGCTGAAATCAAAGCCTGCAAAAAATGGCTTGACTATCAAATAGCCATCATCAAACCTAAGTTCGTGTTGATCCTCGGCAACGTTCCGCTGGAGTCGATCACCGGCAAGAAAGGCATTACCAAAGTTCGTGGCAAGCCTTGGGAAAAAGATGGCGTCACGTATCTCGCAACGTTCCACCCATCGTCGTGCTTTTACGAGGAGTCCAACAAACTCGTATTCGCTGCAGATATGGAGCTGTTCTCGGAGATTGTTGATTTTGGGGGCATACCCGAAGAGCGTGATTTGAATTGGCGTACGGTCGCGACATGGAAAGATGTCGATGACATGATCAAGGACTTGTACAACTCGGTCTCGTTCGACATCGAAACCAATCAGTTGTATCCTTGGCAACATTCTTACTACGACGAGAAGCTCAAGAAATTCGTCATTGGCCCCGAGCCGAAAATTCAATCATGGGGCTTCGGCACTGCTCGCACGCAATGGTGCGTTCCGGTCAATCATCCATCATCTCCCTGGACGAAGCTGGAGCTCGAAGAAATACTCGAGCGCATCGATGTCGCTGTCCGAGAAAACTGCAACCTCATCACGCACAACGGCAAGTTCGACATGCTGTGGATGCGTGTGCATTACGGCGTTGAATGGGAGATCGCATTCGATACGATGCTAGCTCACTATATTCTCGACGAGAATGGCTGGCATGATGCTGAGACGCTTGCTGTCAAATTCTGCGGTGCGTTCAAATGGGACGTTCCTCTCACGCTCAAGCAAGGCCTGTCCGGGACTTGGCAGCAGCATGGCAAGTATCTCGCCACTGACCTGTATTACACTCGCAAGATGCGCTTCATCTTCGGCAAGATGCTTAACGATGATCCTGACATCAAGCGCGTGTTCCAGAAAATCCTCGTCCCATGCGCTAACCTATTTGTGGAGATAGAATTCAATGGTGTCTACATTGATCAATCAAAGTTTGACGTTGCCGAGGAATTTTTACGGAAACAGTACAATACGGCGCTCAAAAATCTCAAGCAATGGGAACCGCCATATTGGGAAACAGCCAAAGGTAAAAAACAAGATTTCAATTGGGGATCACCGGCGCAGCTTGGGTGGCTGCTATTCGACAAGCTTGGGATTGAACCCCTTGATAAAACCAAGACTGGGAATAACTCAACGTCAGAGAGTGTTCTCAAGCGCATTGATCATCCTTGCGTGGGGGACCTTCTCAAATTCCGTGAAGCAAAACAGCAGCTATCCTTCTTTATCGACGGTTGGAAGCCCTATCTGGTTAACGGTCGACTTCATCCTTCCTTTAAACTTCACGGGACTGTTACTGGTCGTCTATCATGTGAGAACCCCAATCTACAACAAGTACCACGTGACAAGCGTATCCGAACGCTCATTACTGCGCCTAGTGGATGGTGGCTTATCGAGGCTGACCTATCTCAGATCGAACTTCGCATCGCAGCCGAACTTGCGAACGAACGTAACATGCTTAGGGCGTTCGCAACAGGGGTGGACGTCCACTGGCTCACCGCGCTCACCGAGATCAAAAGAAGTGGCGCTCTTCCCGAGCTTGTGAAATCCACAGCCAGGACCGCGATGCAAAACCCAAAACTCGGGTACAACGAATGCATCAAGGTGCTACTCGAGATGGGGCCTGACGCAGCTTGCGATATCGATCCCGAATGGAAGGAATATCGTAAGAAAGCCAAAGCGATCAATTTCGGTTATCTGTTCGGTATGTGGTGGAAGAAATTCAAGCTGTATGCTCGAGATAACTACGGCGTGAACGTCACCGATCAGGAAGCTCAGGACTCTCGTGTATCGTTCTTCACGCTATATCCTGAATACGAGTCTTGGCATCGTCGCCAGCGTCGTCACGTTCGACGCAAGGGCTATGTTGTATCGCTTTCCGGTAGGAAGCGACGCTTGCCGGCAGCGCGCTATGCTGAGGACAGCCCTGAGCGCCGAGAAGCCGAACGTCAATCGATCAATTCGCCGGTGCAATCGTTCGCTAACGAAATCAACCTCATGGCCGCATTGCAGCTACGCAAAGAATTTAGCCGAAAGGTTTTGCGGCTTGTAGGAACAGTGCACGATGCTATATTGATGGAAGTGCGCGAGGACTATGTCGAACGCGTCTACAAGCGCACGCTTGAGATAATGTCGCGTCCCGCATTGTTCGATGAGTTCCAGATCGACATCGAGGTTCCGCTGATGGCCGAAGCGAAAATCGGACCATGGGCAGACGGCGTTACATTGGACAAATGGTTGAAAGAGAGGAGAAACAGTCGTGTCAAAGAGGGTGCTTAACAAAGCCAAGAAGATGCTGAAAGTCACAGCATCGCCGAAAGGCTTGATGGCCGACAACTACAAGCACGCGACATCGAAGTCGGGTGAGTTTCGTGTGAGCCAGTCCAAGGTCAAGGGCTGGCGTAAATGCCACTACTATTACTACCTGCGTTTCGTGAAAGGCCTCACCAAAAAAGTCAAATCACGTTCGTTGCAGGTTGGTACGATCGTCCACAGCATGTTAGATGCTGACGCTGAGGGCGATGATCCGATGGAATTGCTGAAGAAGACGGCGAGGGAAAACATTCAATTCCTCCGTCAGAACTTCGACGAGTACGGCGACATCATCGATGACGTTCGCCAGATCATGACCGAGTACTTCCGTTACTACAACGAGAAGGATTTCCGCCTCAAGCGCATCAACGGTCGAAGCGGCGAGCATCCATTCGAGATCGAGCTGGAGCCGGGCGTCATATGGACCGGCAAAATCGATAAGATCGGCTGGACGCCGAACAAGCTGCAATGGATTGGCGAGACGAAAACGTTCAAGCGTCGACCGAGTGACGGTAGTCGTTGGCGCTCAGTGCAAGCAGCGACATACATTCGCCTCGTTCGCATGATGGGCTGGGTCAGCGGCGAGCTTGAAGGCATGGTCTGGGACTACATCAATAACAAGCCGCCGACAAAGCCCGGCTTGCTGAAGAACGGCAAGGACATATCGAAGAAAGCGATCACCACACTACCGATCACCATCACCGAGACTCTGCAAGAGCTCGGCCTCAATCCGAAACTCTACAAAGATTACATCAAGCGTTCGGAGGACAAGCTCGACGAATGGTTTTATCGCATCGAAACGCCGGTGGATGAAAGTGTCGTGTCTCTACTATGGGACGATTTCACCTCGTCGATACATCAGATGATGGACGGTCACGGCAAATACAAAGACAAGTGCGTTGACACGCATTGCGACTGGTGCGACATGAACGCCATTTGCCAGGCCGAACTCGAGGGAAGCGATGTTGACTATGTGATCGAACACGATTATGTAGTTGGTGATCCCGATCAATTTGAACCCGTAATTGCTGACTGAGGAGACACACATGCCGGCACCATCACGGACCAGGCACCAGGCTCGTATCAAGCCTGGCTTTCGTTCTATCAGCGAAGTCAAGCGCTATCGATCATTCGTGTTCTACGGTCGATCCGGCACTGGCAAGACTACTCTCGCCAGTACATTCCCCGCGCCTATTCTGCTCCTAGACGTGAACGATGAGGGCACCGACAGCGTGCTCGATATGAGTGACGATGATCTAAAGGTTTGGGATATCGAGGATGGCGAAGAATTCGATGAGGCCTATTGGTGGCTCAAGCAGAACCCAGGCAAATTCGCTACAGTAGT